GCGACGGGAATACCTCGCGCAGCCGCTCCGGCCGGCGGTAGGTCAGCACCTCCTCCAGGCGCGTGAAGCCGGCCGACTCGACGCTGCACTGAGCCAGGAACCCGGCCAGGCGCGGCGGCGTGCTGATGTCGAAGCGCCGGCACGCGGCGGCCAGCGGCTCGGCGAACTGCCTCGCCTGGGTGGGCCCGATGCCGGCGGCGATGAGGGTGGCGACGGTGATCATGCGTCGCCTCGCGCCTTCGGCTGGTCGATCAGCCGCGCCACGATGAGCAGCACGGCCAGGATGCCGGGCACCTTGTCGGGTGGCACGCCCACCAGGGCCACGGCCGCGGCTTGCGCCTCGGGCGGCAGCACGGCCCAGGCGGCGATGACGGCGGCGATCTGCACGCTGGCCATGCGCCAGGCGCGGCGCCATTGGGGGATGAGTCTCATGGCTGGCGGCCTCCGGTGTTGATGGCGTCGCTGATGGCGCTGACCAGCCCGGTTTTCCAGGCGATGATCAGCGTGACGATGCCGACCACCCAAAAGACAAACCGGATGAAGGCGGCGCCCACGACGCGCTGCGCCTCGCGGCTCCACTTGGAGCTGACGCGCTCGATGACCTCCTCGTCTTGGGCCAGGTCAAGCAGGCGGGCCACAACGTGCTGGCCGGTGTGGCGCGCGATCTCGTGCGCCATCTCGCGGTCCCGCTCGGTCAGTGCTGGCGGCCGTGGGTCGTCATCGTGCGGCTTGGTAGGCGACATGGCGCGCGGCCTCCTCTTGTGCGATGCAGGCGACCAGCAGCGCGGCAGCCAAGCTGAACCACGAGGCCGGAAGGTTGGTGACCACGTCGCACAGGTTGCGGCCTGACGGCAGCAGCGGCGGGGCATCCATGGGCAGCGCCAGCCGGCAGATGCTGCGCATGCCGCCCTCCGTGGCGCCCCAGGCGGCCACGGCCTGCAGCGACACCCAGCGCGCCCCGGCACCGACAACCAGCCACAGCACGGCGGACTCCAGGCCGTACATGACCGACTCCCAGGCCTTGTGCGACTGCTGCAGCCACGCGGCCAGGTGCTCTGGCAGCAGGTGCACCGCGGCCAGCAGCGCGGCCAGCGCGGCGGTGGCGGGCTTCATTCCTCGCCCTGCCCGCCGCCGCGCAGGGCGCGGGCCATGCGCTCGAGGATGCCGGCGAGCCAGTTGCGCAGGGTGGTCATCATTCGTCGTTCTCCGCGGTGGTGTCGAAGTACAGGATCACGCCGTGCAGGCGCGCATCCACGGCCAGGGTGTCGCTGCCGTCGCTGGGGTTGCGCGCGACGCGGAAGAAGACCACGTCCTCCGCGGCCGGCGTGCCGGCGATGGTGATGGCGCTGGACTCTGGGCCGACGTACAGGTCATTCGTCGTGCCGCCGGTGTCGGTGCTGGTCTGCGCGGTGCCGTAGGCGGTGGCGATGGCGTCGTCGTCGCCGCGCGCCAGGCCCTGCAGTTGCCACACGACGCCGAAGTTGGTGGTGGTGGCCGCGTGGCTCCACACCGGCGCGAAGGCCACCGTGCCCAGGTTCCAGCGCTTGGGCATGGCGATGCTGAACTGCGCGAACTCCTGCGTGGTGGCGTCGAAGTCCAGGGTCTGGATGTCAGGCTGGTTGGCCGCGCTGGCGATGGTGGCCAGCACCGCGCAGCCGCCGCTGGCGCTGGGGCTCATGTCGCGCGCCGGCACCCAGCGCTGCTGCCGGCCCAGACTGCCGGCGCTCATGATGCCGCCGGTGCCGAAGCGGTGGTCCTCGTAGCTGGTGACCTGGCTGCTGGCGGCCACCACGGTGTACAGGCGGGCGTAGTTGGCCGTGTCGTTCCAGTTGGTGGTGCTGGTGCTGGTGCTCACGACGCCCGTGGTGCGCAGCGCGACGACGCGGTTGGTGCCGTTGCTGAGCGTGACGGTGCCGTTGGCCACGGCCGTGCCGCCGAGCCGCCCGCCGTAGTAGCCCCAGGTCAGGCCCGTGGTGGTGCTGGCGTGGCGCGCGAAGAACGTGGCGGGGCTGGCGGCGTCGAAGGTCTCGTTGACGCGCAGTTCGTTGTTTGCGCTGCTGGTGCTCAGCTGGTCGAGCGTGGTGGTGCTGTCTGCCATGGGGGGCCTCAGGTCAGGGTGATCTCGGCGGGGTAGCCACGGCCCACGGTGGCGCTGACTTGGTACACCGTAACGGTGTAGCCGGCGAGGTCAGGAACCATCTGGTAGCCGACAGTCTTGTTGTTGTTGACCACCGGCGGATCGGGCTCAAGCACGTACAGCGTCGAGCCGACCGCGCCGGCCAGCGTGACGGCATCGCTTAGGGTAGTTGTGAATGCCAAACTGCCGTCTGCTGCATCCAGGAACCACGCCACCTGTTGGCGTAGGAAGACCACGTAGGCGCCGACGTCGACAAACTTGGGCGTCGACGCCAGGCCGTCCACGAAGGTCACATGCGTCTGCACTGTGCTGCCGTCGATGGCATTCAAAACCAGCACGGTGTTGAATCCGGTGGTGTAGACCAGTCCATCCCGCTGGTGCACGATGCCGTCGCCGGTGCCAGGCGTGGCCGTCCACTTTACGGCCGGCGTACCGCCGGGCTCATAGGCGGTTAAGTTGTTGTTTCGGTTTTGCAGGTACAGCCAGGTGCCGTCACCCGCGATCTCGTACAGGTACAACTCGATGAACGTCGTGGACGTCAGCGACAGGTCCGACGGGTCGAACTCGTACAGGTTGCCGCTGCTGTAGCCCGTGGCCCACAGCGCGGTGCCGTCGTGGTAGATGTCCACGATGTCGCCGGCCGTGCCGGTGTAGGTGTGCGTGGCGGCGCTCAGGTCGGCAGGGTCGAAGCGGCTGATGGTGGTGGCTGTCACCACGCCAGTGATGGGGTTGGTGGTGTAGGCGACGACGTACAGGTAGCCGTCGCTGCCCAGCAGCATGCGGCGCGCGAAGTTGCCAAACGTGGCGCCCTGCTCCACGACGGCGCCGGTGGCGTCGTCTACGCGCACGATGTAGCGCGCATCGCCGACGCGGGTGTGCACCCCGTACACGTCGCCGCCCGACTCGCAGAGGTGGGCGATCTGCAGCGGCGTCCAGTCGCTAATCTGCGTGGCGCCGGTGAACTGCACGCTGGCGGACGTGACACTCTGCGTGGACACCAGCACGTTGCCCGCGTCGCGCAGCTCGACGTCATAGGCTTCAGTCAACTCACCCAGCGGCAGGCTGCTGGTGCTGGGCCAGCGGTAGCTGAGCCGGCTGCGGCGGTCCCAGGTGATGGTGTACTGCCCTGCGCTGCCCACGGCCTGGCGCAGGTTTACAGGCGCGACCGGCTTGAGCGCTATGCCGCTGTCCACGATGCTGCGCGTGGTGGCGCTGGCCAGGGTCTTGCCCAGCGTCACGGCCTTGTAGTCGGCACTGGTGCCGATGCGCGCGGCGTCGTAGCTCACGCGCAGCAGGCCGGCGGTGCGCAGCAGCACCACGGTCTCGCCGATGGCGTGGCCGGTCATGGCGTGCTCGGTGCCGCGGCGGCCGCGCAGCAGGCCGGTGAGCTTGTAGACGCCGGTGCTGACCAGGGTGGCCGTGCGGAACTGGATGATCTCGCTGCCCACCAGCATGGCGTTCGTGTCGGTGTTGAGGAGCGCGTCGCGCGTGCTGCTGCTCAGCTCGCCGGCGCCCACGTCCACCGTGACGCTGCCGCCCTCGTCGAACACGTTGCCGCCGGTCCAGCTGGTCAGGGCCACGGTGGTCTCGCCCACCACGGCGCGGCTGGTGAAGCTGCCCGCCTCGGTGTAGTCGCCGCCGGCCACGCTGGTCATCAGCTTGGCGCCGGGCCACACGGTGCCGGTGGGCTTGGCGGCGGCATAGATGCCGGCGGAATCGTCCGCGTCGCGCAGGATGGGGATGTCCAGCAGCGTCAGCGCGGTGGGGCCGGGCAGCGCCACCGTGAGGCTGGGGGTGTAGTCGTCGCTGGTGATGCCGGCGCTGACCAGCGCGGTGGTGTCGTCCAGCACCCACTCCAGCTTGACCACGGGCCCGGCCTGCTCACGCCGCACCACCCGGGCGCGGTAGGTGGTGCCGTCGGCGTCGGTGAGGGTCAGCACGTCGGTGGGCGTGTGGCGGCTGTAGGCCAGCGGCAGCGTGGCCTCGCCGCCGATGCGGCCGGTGTAGGCGTCGGCCAGCATCACGTCGCAGATGGTCTTGGCCTCGGCGGCGGTGAAGGCCATGGGCAGCTGCACCGTGGCGGTGTTGCTGGCGTCGGTGGCCAGGCGGTCGCTGTGCTCGGTGGCGGTGTTGTAGTCGGCGTCGGCGTTGAGGTAGCTCAGGCTGATCTGCACCGGGATGCTCGCGTCCTCCTGCACGCGCACGGGCAGCAGCTCGGCCGCGGCCTCCTCCTCGCCGCAGCCCAGGTCATTGGTGCCGGGCGTGGCCGCGACGGCGCCGCCGCGGGGAACAAAGTACAGCTTGTCGGCGCAGTAGGCGTCGAAGGCGTAGGCGCTGGCCAGCTGCTCGAGCACCGATCGCACCGGCGCCACCTGCGCCACCACCAGGGCCCGCACGGGCGTGGTGATGGCCGACAGCGCGGTGCTGCTCCAGGTGCCGGCGGGCATGCCGGCGCGGGTGCAGAGCTCGTCCACCGTGTCTTGCACCGTGGCGTCGGCGAGCGCGACGCTGTCGAAGACCACGCGCAGCTCGGCGTCGTCGCCTCCGCCAGGCATGGTGATGCACCACAGGTCGCCGCCCACCATGCACAGGCGGGTGCCGGCCTGGCCGTACTCCAGCCCGCCGGTGATGGCCTTCACGAGCGTCCAGGTGCTGCCGCCGTCCAGGCGGTAGACCTCGTCGCTGCTGCCCGTGAAGCAGTAGAGGTAGTCGTTCTCGTCGCTCATGAGCTGGCCGCGCGAGTCGGTGCCCGTGGGCGGCGTCAGCGTGCTCTGCAGCGTCAGCGTGGCCAGGTCCAGCACATAGATGCCCGTGGGGTCGGCGCTGCCGACGGGGGCGTTGAGGGCGTAGCAGTTGCTGCCGCTGATGGCGATGCTGCGCACGGCCTCGGCCATGGCGGCGCTGCTGGTGCTGAACGTGCCGCCCGCGCTGCTGCCCTTGTAGATCTTCTCGTCGCCGGCGGTCTTGCTCACGTTGCCCAGCAGCACCACCCCATCGCGCCGGCAGAAGACCACGTTGATGGTGGCCGGGTTCATGTTGTACGGCAGGGTGAACGACGTCCCGGTGCCGTCGTCGTCGTACCAGTAGGCGGCGGTGCTGCCGATGTTGACCATGAACTGGCCGGAGACGTCGCTGTTGGCATAGCTGGGGTTGTTGCCGCTGGCCACCATGTCGTAGGTGGTCACCAGTTCCATCTCCTCCAGCCCCAGGGTGTAGCGGTACACCAGGATCTCGGTGCTGGTGCTGCCCTTGATGTGGTGCGTGAAGGACGGCAGCGCCATGGCCGGAATGCCGCCGTCGTCGCCCAGGGTGTACGCGAAGGTGCCCAGCGTCTGCGCGGCGCGGCCCTCCTCGTCGCCGGCCATGTAGACCTCGAAGGTCAGGTTGGGCAGTTGGCCGCTGCCGCCGAGCTGCAGACCCTCGATGAACACGGTGCCGCGGTCGCGGTAGGCCGGAGCGTAGCCCACGCCCACGGCCGTCTCGTAGGTGGGGTCTGGCAGCTGGGTCTCGCTGCCGGTGTAGACCGTCATGCGGCGCCAGGTGGTCTGGCTCTTGCTGCTGAGCGCGCTCTCGGTGCCGCTGGTGGCCAGCTTGGTGTACACCAGCTTGCCGTTGGCCCACACGCGCGAGACGCCGCCGATCTGCCGGTCCAGCAGGCCCACCAGCAGGTCGATCTCGTAGGTGTAGCTGGTCACCTCCGCGCCGCCGCCGCCCTTGCCCACCTCGGTGGTGGTGGCGATCTCGCGCTTGTCGCTGGCCCACCATATCTGGCCCGCCACGCGCGGATGCCCGGCCGCCCAGCCGATGGGCTGGCCGTACTCCACGCCGGTGACCTTCAGGTCGTCCAGGCGCGGGCCCTTCAGGCGCTGCGTGGGCCCGAACTGCGCGCCGATGAGGCTGCCCACCGTCCAGCCGATGCTGGCGCCGGTGAGGCCCAGGAACGCGACGCCCGGGGCCAGCGCGCCGCCGATGGCGGCGCCGGCCGCGGCGATGATCAGCTGCGCCATGCTTCAGCCCCCCACGCCGGGCAGCCGGAAGGCGGCGCGGAAGACGAAGGTGCGGGCGAACATCACGCGCGTCTCCACCACCTTGCGGGCGGCGCTGCTGGCATGCACCAGCGCCAGGCCGCCGTGGCGGTAGGGCACCAGCACGCCCATGTGCTGCGGGTCACTTTCCACGGCCAGTACCAGCACGTCGCCGGCGGCCATCTGGTCGCGCGGGATGCGCTGCATGAAGCGCTCGCACACCGCCAGCAGCGTGCCGTCGGCCTGGCGGCCGTAGCCGGTGAAGTCGAAGTCCGGCGCCACCAGACCGAGCTCGCGCGCCACGCCGATGACCAGGCCGGCACAGTCCACCGCCACGCCCTTGGTGCGGTGCTGGTGGCGCCAGGGCGTGCCCATCCAGGTGTAGGCCTCGGCGACGACTTTGGCGGGCGTGGTCATTCTGCGTTGGGCTCCGGCGTCTCGGTGATGGCGTCCACCGTCGGGCGGTGCGGCTCGCCCTGGAAGTTGAGGACGTTGTCGAACTTCAGCCGGCAGTCCTCGTCCAGCCGCTTGCGGCAGCCGGCCACAGCGCTGTAGGTGTCGCCCACCTGGATGGGGAAGGTCATGGCCACGGACAGGGTGAACGTGTCGCTGGCGCTGGCGTAGGTCTTGACCTTGACGGTGATGCCGTCGTTGTCGCCGCTGGTCCAGGTGAGCTCTCCCTCGGCGAAGTAGTCGTCGGCCTCGGTGCGGGTGTTGTCGATGAACACCTGGTTGCTCGTGACGCTGCTCACCGTGCCGGTGTGCGTGAAGCTGGTCAGCACCTTGCGGCAGCGCGCGTCGCCCAGCCGGGCTCGGCAGGTCTTGGTGCTGACGGCCCCCACCGGCTGCTGCAGGTACTGCTGCAGGCCGCGAAGCTCGACCTTGTAGGCGCCGCGCTGCGGTGTCACCTCGCCCAGCGTGCCCACCATGATGACGTCGCGGCCCATGGTCAGGTCCGCGTAGTTGAACTGGAACAGCTCGAAGGCGGCGTAGTTCCAGCGCCCGGCCAGGATGTCGGCCCGGGTGATGATGGCGTCGTCGGCCAGCATCGTCAGCTCGGTGTTGTCCACCGCGAAGCCGGCGCTGCTGACCAGGCTGGCCACGTCCAGGCCGGGGCCGGCCAGATAGTCCACCGCGCTGATGGTCACGTCGCGCTGGTGGCTGGTGAAGCCGTACACCTGGGCGTCGGTGCGCGTGATCTTCAGGCCCCAGGCCAGCGTGGTGCTGCCGCTTTGCTGGTGGGCCAGCAGGCTGGCGCCTACGGTCCTCATGCGCCCATGTCCTCCACGATCTGGATGTCGGACCACTCGGTGATGAGGCCGGCCGTGCCGTTGCGGCTGACGATGCGGCCGGGCAGCCGGTCGCTGTCGAAGCGCATGGGCACGTCGAACTCACCCGCCCAGGTGACGTTGCCGGCCGCGGGCGCGCTGGCGATGGTGATGATGCCGGTGGTGTAGTCGATCGAGTGCGTGACCGCGCCGCCAGACACCAGCGCCGTGCAGGTGCCGCTCACGGGCTTGCGGATGATGCGGTCCTGCGTGTTGCTGCCGGACGTGTAGCGCTTGACCATCTGAAAGGTGGTGCTGGTCAGCGCGGAGACGATGCCCTTCTCGTCGCCGGCGTGCGCGGCCTCAAAGTCCGTCCAGTCCTTGAAGCGCCAGGAGTGCAGGCGGCCGCGCGCCGTCAGGAAGAAGGCGCGAAGCGCGGCGTAGTCGGCCTCGCTGTTGAGGCCCTGGCTGACGTTCCAGGCGTGCTGGGGGTAGGCCCACTCGGCGTTGCGCGCCTCGCGCCCGCTGATGGCCACGGCGATGCCGGTTTTGAAGCCGGGCCCGCCCACGGCGCCGTAGGCGATGCGGTCGGGGAAGCGGGGGCTCTCGAGGAAGGACATGCGGTCACCCGTTCCTGGCCAGCGCGCGCTGCACGCCCTGGCCAGCGGCGGCGGCCAGCTGGCTCTGCGTGCGGCGGTCGATGGGGCCGGCGCTGCTGAAGTTGACGGTGACGCTCATGCCTGCGCCGCGGTTCTGCGCCGCCGGCACGATGCGCTCACCCTTGTGGATGCGCGCCACCATGTCGCGCGGCACGTAGTCGGTGCCGACGTCGAAGCTGGGCAGGCCGCCGAACAGGCTGCCGGCGATGCTCTTGAGGATGCCGCCAAGGTCGAAGCCGCCCTCGCCGATGGCGCCGGTGATCGCGTTGCCCAGCGGCTCGGTCACCAGCTTGCGCGTGAGGATGCGCAGGATGTCCTGCTCCAGGCCCTGCAGCACGTCCCGCAGACCCTTGCCGCCGACGATGGCGTCCTCGAAGGCGCTGGTGAAGCTCAGGCCCAGATCCTTGGCGATGTCGTCCACCTCCTTGGACTGCTCCTTGAGCCGGCGCATGAACTCGTCGGTCTCCTCGTACCCGGCCTTCTCGGCGCGCAGGAAGTCGCTCTTGATGTCGACGGCGGCGGTGTAGCTCTTGGCCCTGAGCTCGTCCAGTGCCAGGCTGATGTCGGTGATGGCTTCGGCCAGGGCCGGGGTGTCGCCGTTGAGGCTGCGCAGGTTGAGCAGGTCTTGCAGCTGCGCCTGCAGGTCGGCCAGCTTGGCCACGTCGGTCTGCTCCAGCGCGCGCAGCGCGGCGGTGAGGCTGTCGCTGACGGGCGGGCCGACGAACTCGCCGCGGCCGGCAGAGGCGGCGCGGGCGGGGCCGGTGGCGGCGCTGCCGGTCAGCGGTGGCAGGCGGAACTCGACACGGCCGCCGCCTTCGTTGGCCGGGCGGCCGCCGCCGTTGGGCAGCTGCCCGGCCAGCGCCTGCTCGCGCTCGCGCAGTTCCTTCAGCCGAAACACCAGCTTCGGCAGCGCCGGGCTGTCGCCGTTCTTGTTGATGTAGTCCACCAGCAGCGTGATCTGGCGGCGCGTCAATTCCAGGTCGGCGCTGGGCCCGCCCTTGAAGGCGTCGAACATCTTGTTCAGGCCCTCGACCACGGGGCCCGCCAGCACGCGCGCCAGGTCTGTGGCCTCGCTCTTCAGCTTGGCCAGGTTCTTCTCGAACCGGTCCGCTTGTTCGACGGCCTCGCGGATGCCGTCGGTCGCTTTCAACTGCGAGTCGGCCAGGTCGTTCAGCAGGGGCAGCACCTCGGCGACGCTCTTGCCGAAGATCTGGTAGACGTAGGATGCCCGGGTAGCGTCGTCGTTGAAGCCTTGCACGGCCTTGGCGACCTGCTGAAGTGCCTGGACGGGGTCGAGGCGGCGCAGCTCCTCGACGCTCAGCCCCAGGTTGCGGAAGGCCTCGCTCATCGCGTTTTTGCCGTCTGCATCCTTCAGCGCCGCGCCTAGCTTCACGAGCACAGGCTGCGCCTCCGACAGCTGCCGGTTGTTCGCCCGCAGCGCGTTCTCCAGCGCCGAGACGTTTTCGACCGTGCTGCCGGTGCCTTCGGCCAAGTCCTTGATGGCCAGCAGCGCGTCGTTGACCTGCACGATGAACCCGGCCACGCCGGCGCTGGCCAGCCCGCCGATCAGCGCGCCGCCGATGCCGCCGGCAATGCCCTTGACCGTGCTGAACGCCTTTTCCAGGCGAGCGGCGTCCTTCTCGGCCAGCCTGACCGCTTTGTCCATGCCGGACTGCAGGTTGGCGAGCTGGGCCTTGAGGTCGATCGACAGTGAGGCGTAGGCCATGGGGTCAGGTCTCTCCGGGCTTGCGGTACAGCTTGATCAGCAGCAGGCGGTGGATGAACAGCTCGAGGTCCGCATCGGGCACGCCCAGCACGGCGGCCACCGGCTCCAGGCCCGCCCAGTCCAGCGCGCCCATGCCGTTGGTCAGCATGAGCCAGGCCTTCCAGGCGGTAAGGCTGGCGGGGGTGGGTGGCTCGGCTTCTTCGCCCTCGTACTGGATGCCGTGCCGCGCATCCAGCAGGGCCGTCAGTTTCCCGAGGCGGCCTCGCGTGCGCGCAGGAACTCCGCGCACAGGCTCTTGACCTTGTCGGCCACGGGCACGCACCAGTCGGTGTGGTCCTTGGCCAGGTCCAGCCACACGGCGGGGTCGAACGGCACGGCCACGTCGGCACGCCCCGGGCCGGGGCCCAGCACGTCGGCCTCGGTCCAGCCGCCGCTCCAGCCCACCACGCAGGCCAGCAGGTCGGGCAGCTCGCCCTCCAGCAGCAGGCGCGGGATCTCCACCTCCGGCGGCCGGCGCACGCGCACGGTGCGGCCGTTGGGCAGCGGCACATCGGCCTCGCGCGCGGCCAGCAGCCGCGCGTGCAGGGTGGTGGCCATGCGTCAGACGTTGGGCTTGACCACCAGCGCCGGGCAGATGATGTTGAAGCTGCCCGTGCCCAGGCCGCCCACGTCCACCTGCTCGCCGTACACGCTGGGCACGCCGTAGGCCACGCGCAGCACCTGGCTGCCCTTGGTGATCTTGATCAGCACGCTTGTGCCGTTGCGCGCGGCGCGGGTCAAGTAGGCCAGCGCGCTGCCCTCGATCTCCGGGGTCTTGATGCTGATCGTCAGATCTTCGGCGGCGTTCAGGCCGGCGATGTTCCGGCGCTTGTTCAGGTGCAGCCGCGAGTCGTCCAGCGTGTCGGCCGCGCCGCCGCCCACGGCATAGCCGCCGGCCTCGTCCAGCAGGCCCCAGGTGGCCGCCAGCGTCAGCGTGGGGCCGGCCGTGAAGGTGCTGTAGTTGGTGGTGTCCAGGCCGTTCAGCGTGAACGTGTTGGCATCGGTGTCGGTGCAGTACACGGCCTGCCCGTCCAGCTCCACCATGCCGCTGGTGGCCGTCCAGTAGCCCACGTCGCCGGTGTCGACGGTGTGGCTGGTCAGCGTGGCGACGCCGCTGGTGGCCTTGGTCACGGCGCTCGGCGAGATGGCCGAGTCGAAAGTGAGGGCGACTTCGATCTTGCAGTTGCGCCCGACGATGGTGGTCATGGTTCAGGTCCTTTCGGGGGTGGTTTAGGGCGTCGCCCGGCGGGGGAACAA